AATGTTGGTCGTATGGTTAAGGTTGACAAGTCAGAATTAAACCTTGTCGATCCTTGGACTTTTGTAATTCAAACAGGGGAGTATTTCCAATGTGTATAAGTTGTAAGTCACAAGACTATAAAGAAGGTTATCAGCATGCTTTAGATGAGGCTGAATATATGTTATCAATCGACGTGGTGCATAGCATCGCGTCTTTTAGAAATGATCCACCTGATAGTGATTATCAACGTGGGTTTTTACATGCAATGGAATACCAGTATTGGAAAATGTCAAAGGAGTTATGATAAAATGAGTATATTATTAAACGTGATTAAAGCTTGGCTACTAGGTTGTCTTTTAGTAGCAATATTTGCACCATCACAAGATGGTATTGCAGGATCATTTGGATACAACTTAGGTGCATCACTTAGGTTTGTATTACAATCAATAGGAGTAATGTAAAATGGAAACTACTATGAAGTGGTGGCAAGGCAATTCAACGTTGGATATGCTTGAAGACTATCTTGAGATACCAACAGTATCTGAGGATTTAAATGATATAAATGAAATATTAGATGAGGAGTTTTAAATGATAGATGACAGCTTTAAAAGTGACAGTGCAAAGGTTCAGTATGAGTTGACAATATCTGAGGTGTCAGGTGGTTATTCATCTACTATAGATGTTCACTTTACTGACTATCTTGTTGAGGCTATGGACATTAAAGACAAATGGACTAGCCGTGGTGCTATTGTTGAAGTAAAAAAGATAACAACTGAAAGGTTGAAGTTATGATAGCTAACCTTGAAAACCTAAGTGAGATGCTTGGTCGTGTAAACCTAGAGACTGGTAGTCACTTGAGAATAGAACGTAACCTAGGTGGTGTAAGAATATATGAAGGAGATGAGACACCACCACAATATTTAACCCAAACTATCCCTATTGATAATGCTATTGCATATCTTGAAGGATGCCTATATAATCATTATTTAAATTAAACAAGGAGAATACAAAATGAAAGTAACTAATGGAATACAACGTCGTCGTGAAGGTCAACTACACAAGTTTGCACAAGCAACTGTGGCCATATCATTAATGCTAGTAATAGCTCACTTATTATAAAGAAAGAACTACTATGAAAAACTTAATTAAAACAACTGCAATCGCCTTGGCCTTAACTGCAACTACTGCAAACGCGGCTCAGATAATGTTAGGAACTGCTATAGATGGTGAAGTAATAACTCAAACTGAGTTGTTCCCTATTAATGCTAGGTGTAACGATGCTGTTACATATGCTAACAGAGCTTTCAGCAATACTACTGGTCAAATAATCAACATGACTTATCACTCAAGAGAAGGTCAGTTTAAGAGATATACAGATAAAGTAGGTGGTATTGATTACATGGCTATCTGTATAGAGGACTAATAAATAATAACTGTAATAACTATAACATAGGAAAGGATTATATTATGAAACAGTTTATGGAAATATCTGACAGTGAATTTCACGAGATAATTAAGGTTGAAGATCATATTGATGATAACCTACCTTCTTATAATTTTACTCTGTATTATTATGCTTGCCCTAACTTTGGTGTAAATACTTGGAGACGTTATCACGATATGGATTATGCGCCAGACGTTAGACCCATTATTGATGAAGTTGATATGTATGGGGCTACCTATGTACACACAAGAGACAGTGTGTTAGAGGCATTTGTTGAGTCTAAGTATGGCTCGATAGATGATATTACTGATGCACTCGTTGCTAGTGAAGACACTAAGTTTGATCAGACGAGTGCATTGGCAGAGTTCTTAAAAGGTACTACTGACAAAGAGTATAACCTTCTAAGTAACTCAGCTTTAAAATGGTCTGATATTACTAAGATACTATCTATCTTTAACCCTACTGAGTGTCCTAAAACTAAAGGTCACATTGCTATGTATCTTACACACAAAGATAAGCTTAGAGAGCGTGTAACTAGTATGAAGAGTGGCAAGGCTATTCGTCGTATGTTTGCTCATCTTAGTAATCAACATGTCGCTAGTATTGTTGAGGACTATATCGAACACACATCACCTCGTGACTTTACTCTAGTATACTCTGAGGATACGCTAGATTTCGTGACAGCTTATGAACATTCAACAGTGTCATACCGCAACCCACGACTATCTTGTGAACGTAAGAATTTAGCTACATCTTGTATGCAACAAGTTGGCAGACACGATGACTATAACGAAGAGGGTACTTACTACAGTGTAGGTGAAGCCTATGCCTCTGGCGATTTCGGTATTCTGTATGTTAAGGATAAGAAAAACCACATTGCAGGGCGTGTGCTTATAGGTATACGTCGCAATGGTGTTGAGGTTGATTATGTTCACCAATCAATGTATGGTGCATGTGAGCAGTCGTTAGGTATGATGAAGGATCGTTTAGACTCTATGGGTTCTACATTCCACAACGATACTGCCGGAGGGTGGTGTGGTCTTAAGCTTAGAGTTATAGGCGATACATATGATCCTATTGCACCTTATGTCGATGGTGAGTACAGAGCAGACATGACACCTGACAATAAGTTCTTTGTACTATCTGAGGATGGTGAATATTCACTTACTGAAACAGATGGCACTATATCTACTGGTCAAATGTGTGGATGTTGTGAAGAGTTAGAGAACGATCTAGTGTCTACACCTGATGGTGACTCTTACTGTCAGTATTGTTTTGAAGAACACTACACTACGTGTGCTATCAACGACGAGCACATACACAATGAAGATAGTATCTATGCTTGGATGATCATGGGTAAAAATGCTGATGGCGAAGATATAGTCAGAGAAGCAGATATGCACATGGATGAAGCAGTTTTCATTGAGTTCACTGAAGAGTTCTGGTACATAGGTGATTGTGTACATCACGAAGGCAGTAACGAATATATACCTACTCGTATATGGGATGATTACTGTGAGTGGTTTGATGGACTAAGTAGTAATATTGAAGAGGATGAGTAACTACTATGAACAAGTTTGACTTAATACAAGAACTAGTTTCAATGATGTCTTACAAGCGTCCTGCTTACAGTGCATCAGAGAAAGCTTTTGCTGATCGGTTCTTATTACCTGTCTTCGGTAATCCTGATAGATTTGGTAACTTTATTCATGTTATAGGTGATCAACCTGACACATTATTTGCAGCTCATTATGATACAGTTCACAAGACTGAGGGTATGCAAGGTGTTACGATGGATCATACAACTGGTATCATGAGCAAGACTAAGAAAGATACTGAGTGTCTTGGTGCTGATTGCACTACTGGTGTTTGGTTACAGCTTAACATGATCAAAGCAGGTGTCGAAGGTGTCTATGTTTGTCACGCCGCAGAGGAGATTGGTGGCCTAGGCTCAAGAGGTATTGTTGAAGACTACTTAGAAAACAATCCTCATGGTAAGTACGCTTGGCTAGATTATATCAAATCTGTCATATCTTTTGATAGACTAGGTACTACTAGTGTAGTAACTCATCAGACAGGTGAACGTACTTGTAGTGATATCTTTGCTTACTCTTTGATTGACATACTAGGTCATCAATGGAACTACGAACTTGACAAGTATGGAGTTTATACAGACTCTATGGAATATGCAGAAATAATACCAGAGTGTACTAATATTAGTGTTGGATATCACAATCAACACACACCTAGAGAGACACAAGACGTATTCTTTGCACTAGACCTGCTTGAGAAGCTCATACAAGCCGACTGGGGGCGGTTAGAGATAGAACGTGAACCTACCCCCTTGAACATATGGAACAGCCCTGAGGAGCAAGATATGGATATAAAAGAAGAGATGGAGATAGAAGCTATAGAGAGATTAGTTGCTGACCATCCTAAACGTCTAGCAGAAATGCTATACGACTTAAACTTAGATGTTGAGATACTCGTCGAACATCTTCAAATGGATCATTATCAAGTAGATTATTATAGAAGGAAATATCACTAATGTCATTTACATATATCGTAGAAATCAAACAAAACAAATCACTAGTAGAGTCAACAACTACTAGTTCATTATCTAAAGCTATTACTTATGCTGAGAAGAACACTCTTGTAGGTGACCTAGTTGTCGTCTCTGAGGGTTATGAAGGCTCAGATGGTGTAGTTGAAGCCAACGACCACATAACTTCTTGGTATGTTGACTAAAATAATGCTTGACAAGTTATTCAAGTATCTTTATAATTAACCTTAGGTTATATACTTAAAGTATTAACTTATATTATCTTACTAAAGATATAGGAGATAAGTATTACTTAAAGTATATACTTAAAGTATACCTAAAGGAGTGACTAATATGAAGTTATATACTAACAAACGTGGAGACTGGGCAGGTACTCAAGCTACTGCAAGGAAACTTGAAGGTAGCTACATTGGGGTTGACGTTCCAGTCTCTAAAGCTGACTTACTGGTATTCTTAAATGATAACAAAGTAAGTGCATCAACAACAACAGATAACAAGCCACCACCATCACCTAAAGATAAACCAGAGGTTTTATCACATGATGCGGCTAGTTGGGTAAGTTGGGCATATGAGAGATTAAGGAGAGGTAAGAAAGCCGATGCTGAAGAAATGCTTTTAAAAGGTCTACAAATACAACGTGACTTAACAAAGGATAGCTAACATGAAAGAAACTAAACAATTCACCTGCACTACTTGCTACTCTACTGATCTACAGTGGAGAGCATTCGTCTCTTGGGATTACATCGCTCAAGAAATGGTTATAGACGAAGTAGGGGAAGATGTACCCAACGAAGCATATTGCTTTGATTGCGGTCAAGATGTAGAAGTAGAAGAAACAACAACAATTCATAGAATAATAGGAGAATACTAATGGAATTAATTACAATAGCAGTTTGGGTATTAGTCGGTGCTTTAGTCTACAAGATGGCAGAGCGTAGAAATAGAAATGCTTGGGGATGGGCAATAGGTTCTATTCTTTTGTCGCCAATCGTAGGTGTAGGTCTACTACTTATCCTAGGACATAACGAAGAAGACTTATAATACCAGTACATATCATTAATAAACCAGACAATATAATAACTAGGAATACTACTACTACTATGAAAACATTAATAACAGCAATAGCCTTAACAGTACTTGCAACATCAGCTTCAGCTTCTTGGAACAACAACAATGGTGCTAAGTGGAATGGTGATGTAGGTGCAGTACACCAAAACGGTTGTTCTTTTAAAGACCAAACTAACGGTACAATGACTTTAAACAAAGCAACAGGCAAGTGGACAACTACCGTTGCCGCTTCAATTAAAGTTAAATCAACAAACATTAACAACCTTAAAGTTACTCAAGGTGGCAACCAACTTTATCTAACATCAAACAGCACACCTTTAGGTAAAACTTTAGTTGATTATAAAAATGGTGGTGTTGAATCAGTAGTATCTATTAACAACAACAATGCAACAGTTAACATCAACACCAATGAAATTGCAGTAGGCAATGCTAATAAATCAGGCGCAACTGTTACTACTTTTACTATCGGTGGTACAGCACAAATGGATGACTTGAATGACTTAAACGACATCGCTAACGATGCTGATGTTTACATCCAACACAACGTGACTTGTATCCAGTAGTATGAGGTTTCTTACTCTACTGGTGATGCTAACATTACCAACTCTTTCCTCGGCGCACAGTATGTCGCCGGGGTTTGAGACCGAATACGCTGTATCAGATACTTTTAGTAAAACATACACCGTTAAGAATGACTATAACTTCCCTGCTACCTACAAAGTAGAAGTGTTTAATAAAGATATGACACCTGCTACTGATTGGAAAGCTGAGAAGTATACATTCAGAATTAAACCTAATAACAATAAAGAAATTAATCTAACATTCAAGTCAACCGAGACACGTAAACTAATCGTGTGTTCCACATTAACAAACATAGGATACGAAAATGAAAAAGCATCTATTATTAGCCGTGTTTGCTCTCGGCTTATCATCAACGGCGTTACACGCCTCTAATCAATCAATCACAACATCTAACGGCAGTGGTTGCACTAATAACCAATCAACAGGTCAAACAATGTCAGTAGGTACTGAGGTTGATTCTGACAGCCAGAGTGCTACTGCATTTGTTAAGTTAGAGTGGGAGTTAGGTAGGCATAAGATACCAAAGATTGATTGTGATAAACTATTCAATATTGAATTAGCTAAACAAGAGTTAGAGTTAGAGAAGTTAAGATTAGAACTTCAGATAATGAAAGATAAGATAGCCAAGTCTGGCTCAACAGAAGTAACAACAGGAGATGATTGGTAATGATGATTGACCCAATCCTAGTAGGACTAGGAATATTAGTAGGCATTGTTGTGTATCAACAGTGGGTTATTAGAAACATTCAGATTGATCTTGATGATGTAATAGATGGACATAATCACTTAGTTCAAACAATCATTCAAGTATCAAATGATAAGTTAAATAAATAATAATAAGAAGGGGGGCTTTACAGAGTTCCCCTTTTACTTTATAATGGTACACATACTGTTATTACAAATACTTACTGAGTGTTTTTAATAGGGGTATAGTTCAATGGTAGAACGACTGATTCCAAACCAGTAGATGTGGGTTCGATTCCTACTACCCCTGCCAAATAACAAAGGAGAATATAATGGATGTAAATTTGATAGACTACATGGGTAGTGACCTGTCTGTAGTTAACGCGGCTAGGGTTAGTTTTGGTAAGTACCATGGTATCTTTGATGAAGATAAGGACTCAAGGTTAATAAAGTACCTAGCAAGGCACAAGCACATGTCACCTTTCGGTCATGCATTTGCTACGTTTCATGTATCTGCTCCTATCTTTGTAGCACGTCAATTAGTCAAACATAAGTTCCTACGATGGAATGAGATTAGTCGTAGATATGTAGATGATGAACCGAAGTTCTATATACCCGAAGTTTGGCGTGGTCGAAGTGATGACAAGAAACAAGGCTCTCAAGGCTTATCTAAATCTCAATACTTCCCAAGTGTATACACTAAAGAGATTACAGACAAAGCTTTAGAAGACTACAAGAAGATGCTAATGCAAGGAGTTACTCCAGAACAAGCTCGTATGGTACTTCCTCAGAATACAATGACTGAGTGGTATTGGAGTGGTAGTCTTGATGCCCTAGCCGATATGTGTAATTTAAGATGCACAAGTGATACACAGTTAGAGACAAAGATAATAGCTGACAATATCGATGATATAATGAGAGGTCTTTACCCTGTATCATGGAAAAGTTTAAGAGGAGAATAAATAATGTTAGCAATAATAGCAACAGTAGTTATACTGATAGTTATAATATACATGGTTATAACAGATAAAGGAGAAGATTAATGCTTAACTTACCAACAGCCGAAGATGCTAGTGACATCTCATACTCTTATAGAACTAAGAGATTACAAGATACAGTCTCTACTGCAATGCATGAAGGTAAACAGTGTGCTTACATAAAAGAACACTTAACAAATCGTCAAGACATTTACGAGTTACATGAACTTGGATATGAAACAAACGTAGACAGTAGAGGCGATCTATGGATACATTGGAGAAAACTAAATGACTAATATAGTTCATCAACCTTGTCCCTACGAAGCATGTGGTTCATCCGATGCCTTCTCATGGGAACAAGATGAACAGGTAGGACATTGCCACAGTTGCTCTAGGTCTTACCCAATGGCAGGTATGAATCAATTACAGATATTTGATTGGGCGGCTAGTGACTACCCATTAAAGAAAAGAAAGGAGAATATAATGAATGTAGATATAGTCTCAGGTACTTATGAAGGTATCAGAGGTATCTCAGCAGAGGTATGCCAACTCTATGGTATTCAATTACAACTTGATGCTGATAACAATCCAGTACGTTATGCCTTTAAGTGGCCTAACAATGTTAAGTATAGAGGCTATGATGAAAAGAAGTTCTGGTTAAAAGATCGGTCATCACTTGATGATCTATTCGGGCCTGACTTCAACAGTGGTTCATCTAATCGTCTATACATTACAGAAGGTGAGTTTGATGCCGCATCACTATTTGAAGTGCTAGGTAAATCATTTCCTGTCAAGTCAATTCCTGGTGCATCTATCTCAGAGAAGTTCATCAAGAAGAACTTTGAGTATATGAATAGCTTCAAAGAAGTTATCTATGCAGGTGAGTTAGATGATGCAGGGGCAGTAGCCGCAGAGAGATTGTATCAACTCTTTCCAGAGAAGTTCTTCTTTGTTCCAATGTCTAAACACAAGGATGCTAACGAGTTCTTGATGGCAGGTGATAAAGAGGATCTTATGTGGTCAGCTAAGAAACCACAACGATATTCACCAGACAACTTCTACATCGGTGATCTTGACATTGAAGAAACAATCAAGAAAGAAAATCCTTACAGCTATGTACCTACTGGCCACAGTGGTTTAGATGATAGGATTAGAGGTCTTGTTAAAGGTGGTCTTACCTTTGTTAAAGCACCACGCGGTGGTGGTAAGACAGAGATGGTACGCTTCTTCGAATGTGGATTACTTGCTAATGACCCTGACGTTAAGATAGGTCTTATGCACATGGAAGAAATGAGATCAACTACTTATCGTGCTATGGCTACTTATGAGCTAGGTATCAATGTTCGTACTAAAGAGGATGCTGCAAGTAATGGTATCACTGAGGACAATGTTATCAAGGCGGCTCAGAAGATAGCTGATGACCGTACTGTAGTCTTTGAACTTAGATCACACGATGACCCTATGAAGCTTCTTGACTACGTTAGAATGGCGGCTACAGTGTATGGTGTTGACTATGTGTTTATTGACCACGTACAACGTCTAGCATATCTATCTCAAGGTGGTGCTGATGGTGCTACTTCAATGCTTACAGCTATCGGTTCTCGTATGGCTCAGTTAGCTAAAGAGTTAGACATTGGTGTTATCTTCATCTCACAAGTTAATGATGATGGGCGTACCAAGTATGCAGGTTCTCTTGAAGAAGAGGCTATCATATGTTTGAAGCTAGAACGTGATACTGAGTCTGAGGATGAGGATGTACGTAACACTACTAACTTTATCGTTGATAAGAACAGACCTTTTAGTAGGTTAGGTAAAGCAGGTTCTATCTATTATGAACCAGATACTACAATACTTTCAGAGGAGACATTCAATGGAGTATGATGACGACGACTACAACATCAGCGTTGATAGTCTTTATTCAAGTGTTGATTACTTTGATACCCTAAGTGATGACGAGCTAGACCAGTACGATGATAGCAAAGACATTTACTTTGAGCAACTTGAGGCAAGGGTGTCTACTGCAGAAGATCAACTAGCTCATGCACTTAAGCATGAAGACGACCCACATGTAATTGAAAGGTTACAAGATGAGTTAGAACTACTACTCATTGATTACTTTAACTTTGAACTTTAAGGAGACACTATGGCACGTATAGCATTTTGTGATATTGAAACTAACGCTATCGAACATCCAGATAAAATCTGGTTAGTCGGCGGTAAGATGCAAGATACTGGTGAAGTCTTTAAGTTCGAGAATATACATACAGACCCTATAGCAAGAAAGGAAGCTACTGAGTGGCATCAATCCTTAGATAAGATGGTTGGTCATAACTTTATACAATATGACTTACCTATACTTAACCAATGGTTAGACGCACCTCTTGACCCACGTAAAGTTATTGACACATTGATTGTATCTCGTACAGTTGATTATGATATAGCTATACCTACTGGTGGTAAAGGTCCGCACTCTCTCAAGAGTTGGGGTATACGCCTAGGTGTTTACAAAGGTGACTACGACGACTTTGCCAACTTCAATCAAGATATGATTGACTACTGGTATGGAGACTTAGATACTACTGAGGCTTTGTTCAATCACTTCAGTCCTATACTTTATGATAAAGACTGGGCTAAAGCAATGCGAGCTGAGCATGACGTACAGATTGAGTTAGTACGTAGTAAGTATTATGGCTTTCACTTTGATCATGAACTAGCACAGAGTTTACTAGACAGTGTACTAGTTGAGAAGGCTGAGCTTGAAGAACTATTTCAAGAAGACTTCCCACCTAAGTTACTACCAGTAAATACTATCAAGTATCGTGAGAAGAAAGATGGTACGTTGTTCTCCAACGTCATCAATGCTAAGAAGAAGTATGCGGCTACAGATAGACAAGGTGATGACCTTATCTGTTATGACTTTATCAGCTTCAATCCTGGGGCTTCTAAAGATCGTGTAGACGTACTATGGGATGCAGGTTGGAAACCTTTTGAGAAGACTGCAACTCATAATAAATTCAACAGACTTAAAGTAGGAGACCCATATGGTAAGAAGGTTGCTAAGATGGATCAAGCATTCTATGACGAGAAGAAACAATCTCTTGAGCGTTATGGATACACAGTATCAGAGGACAACTTATCGACGTTACCTGATACAGCACCTAGGGGTGCTAAGTCACTTGCTCAGTGGCTTACGTTAGAAGGCCGTAGGTCTTCCCTAGTTGAGTGGATTAACCAAGTATGTGATGACAGTCGTATACATGGCACTATCAATAATATTGGCGCATGGACAGGACGTTGTGCACACAACAATCCAAACACCGCCAACATTGCTTCACCTTTTCATGGTACACCACGTAATGCAGTTGACGAGATCAAAGCTAAGTATGATCATCAACTTCGTCAGTGTTGGACAGTTCCTAAAGGTAGTTACTTAGTTGGCTGTGATGCTGACGGTATTCAGTTACGAGTACTTGCTGATTACATGTGGCGACACTTTGATGCTGACATGTATGCCAAGGCTATCATGGAAGGTAAGAAAGAGAACGAGACAGACATTCACAATATGAATAAGAAAGCTTTAGGTATACCACACGCTACTCGTGATATGGCTAAGACATTCATATATGGATGGCTACTAGGTGCAGGAGTTGCCAAGACTGCTAGTATTATGCAGGTTGGCGTACAAGAGGCATCGGCGGCTATGAAACGCTTCGAGCAAAGCATTGACGGTTTGTCACCTCTCAAGAAACGTATGGTTCCTTATATCGCTGATAAAGGGTACTTTACAGGTTACGATGGTCGTAAGGTTATCGTACCTAATGAGCACAAGACTCTAGCAGGTATACTACAATCTGGTGAGTCTATCCTGATGAAATACACTCTTCTCAACTTTCACAAGAAAGCTAGAGCCGAAGGTATCAACTTCAAGATGTGTGCTTTTGTGCATGACGAATACCAAGTAGAAGTTATCGGCACTCGTGAAGAGGCTGAGCATCTAGGTAAACTGATTGCTACTACTATGTCGGAGACTGGTGTTGAGCTAGGTTTCAAGATACCAACCCCAGGTTCTTATGACATAGGAAAATCGTGGTATGATACACATTGACCTGTTGACATATCACTCAACTTCTGCTATAATTGCAGAACAACAACAAAGCTATAGGAGATTTAATATGGCAACTAAAACAATAGAACTAACAGGTATCTTAGAGTGGGCTAAACTATTCGAAGGTAACCGTGACAACGGTGAGTACGATCAAGAAACTGATGGTGCTACAACTGTTGACATCATTATGGATGATGCTACTTTCAAGATGATGAAAGACTCTGGTGTACGTAAGCAAGGTAAACCAGACCCAGATGGACGCGGTACTCGTGTCAAGTTCAAACGTCCTTGGAAAGACAAGTTTGATCGTGAGTGGGCGGCAGGTGCACCAAAGGTATTCAATGCGAGTGGTGATGCTTGGACAGATGCTGATGGTATGATCGGTAACGGCTCAGTAGGTGTTGTATACGTTGATGTATATGATACTAAGATGGGCGTAGGTTCTCGACTAAGTGGTGTTCAAGTTATTGATCACGTAGTATTTGAATCAGATGGTGGCGGAGGTGCTACATCAGGTATCAAGCCTAAGAACTACGCTAACTCAGCACCAACTGCTGCACCTACACCTAGTAAAGCAACCCCAGGAGATATCCCCTTCTGAGAGCAAGGTCCTCGGTAATTACTTGGAGGGGCGCACATGCGCCCTTTCTCACCTCTAACAGAAGGATATACAATGGCTAAACAAATAGCTACACTTGTACAAGACATGGAGAGCGTGATATATGGTAACGAAGGTTGGGATAACACTATTGGTCAACTGGTTGGAACTAATATAGCTCAGATGGCTTCTGATAGATTCAAAGCCCCACAAGAACCTAGGGGTTATTTGTCTATGTCGTCACTAGGTACACCATGCTCACGTAAGTTATGGTACAAGATTAATCAAACTGATAAGGCAGAAGCCTTACAAGCCAACGCACTGCTCAAGTTCTTTTATGGAGACATGATTGAGGAACTTGCTTTAGGTATCGCACAGCAAGCAGGACACGAAGTTGTTGGTCAACAAGACAAGATGGATGCACATGGTATCAAAGGCAGTCGAGACTGTGTAATTGATGGCATGACTGTTGATGTTAAGTCTGCATCTCCTTACTCTTTTAAGAAGTTTAAAGAAGGTAACTTAAGAGAACAAGACCCATTCGGTTACATCTCTCAACTATCTTCATATGTCTATGCGGCTAAAGATGACCCATTAGTTACTAACAAAACTCATGGTGCATTCTTAGTTATAGACAAAGTAAATGGACATATCTGTTTAGACATGTATGACTTTACTGAAGAGCTTAAGACTAAAGAAGAAGAGATCAAAGCAATAAAAGAAATGGTACATAATAAAGTACCACCTACACGTACTTACAAAGATGAACCACAAAGCAAGACATCTCCTAACAAGAAACTATGTATGGAATGTTCTTACTGTGAATTCAAGAAGGCCTGTTGGCCGGGGTTACGTAAGTTCGCTTATTCATATGGACCTCAATATTTAACCAAGGTTAAGAAAGAACTTAAGGTTACTGAAGTGGAGGATTTCTAATGGCTAAGCGCAGTAGGTTTCATGGTATCGCGGCAGGTTATAGGTCAGGGTTAGAAGAATCAACAGCTACTGATCTTAAAGAACGTGGTATTAAATTCACATATGAAGAGACTAAGATTAAATGGACAGACATGAAGATAAGAAACTACACTCCTGACTTTGTCCTAGAGAATGGTATCATAATCGAAACTAAAGGACGCTTCGTTTCTACAGACAGGCGTAAACATAAAGAAATACAGAAGCAGTTTCCAGAACACGATATACGCTTTGTATTCAACAACTCACGAGCCAAGCTCTATAAAGGGGCTAAGAGCACCTACGGAGATTGGTGCACTAAGAATGGCTTTCTATATTCAGACAAAATCATTCCAGAGGAATGGACAGAAGAGGAAAAGAAATGACTATAAGTAAATCAGCAATGGGTAAGACAGCAATCGTTTGGTCATGTGCTCACGCAACACCAGAGACTTCTAACGAAAGATTTGATTGGTTGGGTGGCTTGATCTACGATATTAAACCTGACTATTGTGTAGACCTAGGTGATGGGGCAGACATGAAGTCTCTCAACTCTTACGATACACGTAAGCCAGAGTCTGTTGTATCTCAGAACTACGAGAGAGATATTGACTCTTACAATGAGTCTCAAGAACTTCTACGATACAGGTTCAAACAACAAAGACGTAGACGACCAAAGTGGTATGGCTTCGAAGGTAATCACGAAGCACGTATTGGTACAGCTATCTCGTTTGACCCTAGACTAGAAGGTGATAAGTACGGTATCTCTTTCAAGCACCTAAATACTAAAAAGTACTTTGATGAGTACCATGAGTATCAGAATGGTGCACCTGCTATCTACAACTACGATGGTGTAGACTATGCACATTACATCGGCGCAGGTAACTTTGGTAGAGCAATCAGTGGTGTTCATCATGCTTATGCTTTACTACAGAAACGTTATCGTTCAGCTACTGTTGGACACAGCCACAAACGTGACATGTACTTCAAAGAAGATGTAGGTGTTAATGGTGGTATCGGTGCTGTAGTTGGTTGCTTCAAAGGTGCGGCTGAGACATGGGCAGGTCAGTCTAATGGCGAATGGTGGAAAGGTGTGCTTATAAAGCGTAACATACAAGACGGTCAGTACGATGCACAGTGGGTATCAATGGACGTTCTTAAACAAACTTATGGAGGCAAGTAATGGAGTACGAAATAACATTTAAAGTAAGAATGGAAGCAGACAAGTTTATACTAGAGCTTGATCCAACGGATAGGGAAGACATTGTTAAAGATGAAGTTCTCTCTGTACTTTATGACCTAGAAGATGGTATAATAGAGTATATGGAAGTAACGGAGCAAATGCAATGATTGAACCAAGAAAAGTAGATGATTACTCTCTATGGGTAGAGGGTAAGATAATGACTGATGGTGAAACTAGGTTAAT